GCCGAACAAGGGCGCCGTGCAGTCCTTCCTCGATTCGACCAAAGACCGCCTGTGGATATACGACCAGCAGGGAACCGTGCGCCCTGACCGGATGATTGCGGTAATCAAACACTGCGCCGAGAAGCTGAAGGTGCAGCACATCGCCGTCGACTCGCTGATGAAGTGTGTTCGCGGAACCGACGACTACAACGGCCAGAAGGAATTCGTTGACCAGCTCACCGCGGCGGCCCGCGACTATGGCGTCCACATCCACCTGGTTGTCCACCTGAAGAAAGGCGAGGGCGACGAGCGCATGCCGACCCGGATGGACATTTCCGGCACCGCGGCTATCTCGGACTTGGTAGATAACGTGGTCCTGGTATGGCGCAACAAGAAGAAAGAGCGCGATATGGAAGCCGGAAAGATGGTCAACGAGACCGACCCGGACGCCATGCTGATCGTAGACAAGAGCCGCAATGGCGAGTGGGAAGGGCGCATCAAGCTCTACTACGAGAAGCATTGCTTGCGCTTTACCGACAACGAGCGACTGATGCGGAGGGTCGCATGATTCACCCCAACTCCCGCGCCGCCTACCTGGCCCTGCAAGAAGCAGGAGAACTCCAGCCCAAGGAACTGCTGGTGCTGCAAGCCCTGGAGCAATACGGCCCGCTCACACGTCAGGAACTTCCTGCCATCACCGGCATGCCGATCAACTGCATCACGGGACGGGTCAACTCTCTGCTCAAGAAGGAAGCCATTGTCGAAGACGGCTCCAAGTTCAACGAGAGAACGAGAAAGGACAACGCGCTGTTGAAGCTGGCGATGGCGCAGATGGACTTGCTGGAGGTGGCGTGAAGAAAGTCATCGAATGGATGTTCGGGCTGGTCAAGCGCAGCCCTGTACTGCAAGGCGCTTTGTGCGGCTTAGCAATGGCGCATCTTTGTTTGCTGGCTGCATGGTGTCTTGTGTGGCTGGCCGATCTTCTCCCGTGGCCGAAAGCATGAGCAAGCGGAAGAAATACGTGCCGCGCCGCGTGACCATCCCCATGCTGTTCATGCAGCAGTCGGTATTGGACAAGTACCCGCACCTCCCGACAGCGGTGTATGGCCAGATCCACACCTTCATCGATCGCCCGAGCGCCGAGAGCAGCAATAACCTGAGCCACGAGATTGCCTGTATCGCTGGCGGGATGTTCTACATGAACAACGGTCAGGCCATCCGCGGCAAGCGTGACGCCGGCTCCATTGCCATCTGCTCGGCGGTGGCTTGCATGGAAGCGATCTGCAAGCGCTTTGAGAGAACTGGAGAAATAGCAGTGAACGCTTCAGAAGCGCAGACCCTGCGCAGTGCAGCCGGGCGCCTGGATGAAGTCCTGCAAGGCATGCCGCTGTCCGCCTACATCAAGGCCGAGTCGGAGTGCCATCTGTGGCTGAAGGAAGCGCAAGTTCAAGCGGAGGCAGCATGACCCGCAAGCGCTCCCTCACCCAAGAGCAGGCAAGGGCCATCCGTGCTGAATACAAGCCTGGAAAGGTTGGCTACGAGACGCTGGCGAAGAAGTATGGCGTAGGCGCTTCAACCATCCGTGACCTGGTGAAGAACTGGACCGGAGGCTACCTGTGAGCGACAAGCGCATGGTGATCCTTCGCGGCCCCGAGCAGAGAAGGCGGGCAAAGGAGTACATCGACCAAGCACCGGATGGGTATGCCATGAAGCTGGGGCCATCCACCCGAACGCTTGAGCAGAACGCGAAATTGCACGCCCTGTTCTCCGACGTGGCCAAGCAGGCCAAGTACCACGGGCGAACCCTGACCGATGTGCAGTGGAAAACGCTGTTCATCTCGGCGCATGCCGTGGCAACCGGACTCGGTGCCGACATGGTTGCCGGCCTTGAAGGCGAATTTGTCAACGTAAGGGAGAGTTCGGCGCAGATGACCGTAGGCCGCATGTCTTCGCTGATCGAGTACGTCACAGCATGGATGGCAGAAAACAACATTCGGCCGGGCGATATGCAGCCGGTGCAACCGTTGCGGAGGGTGGCGTGAACGAAGAACAAGCCTGCGAGAAATGCGGCGCCACAAATCAGCGACTCGATGACCTCGGGTCAATGACGGTGTGCGAATACTGCAAAGAAGCCCACGAGGAAAGGATGGCCGGCGATGAATAAGGTTTTCTTCGGAGATTGCCGGGACTCGCTGCGCAATATGGCCGCTGCCGGCGTCAAAGCTCAAATGTGCGTTACCAGCCCGCCTTACTTTGGCCTGCGTGATTACGGGCACGAAGGGCAGATCGGCATGGAGGAATTGCCGGAAGAATTTATCGCCAATCTGGTGGAGGTGTTCGCCTGCGTGCGGGATGTGCTGGCCGATGACGGCGTTCTGTGGGTGAACATGGGCGATAGCTACGCGGCGAACCGGGGTAGCGGCAACAGCGGGATAGGCGCGAAGCAGGCCACCAACATCGGGGCCAATCTCGGGCGGCTGAAAGTCCCCGATGGACTCAAGCCGAAAGATTTGATCGGTATCCCATGGATGCTGGCGTTTGCCCTGCGAGCAGATGGCTGGTATCTGCGCCAGGACATCATCTGGCACAAGCCGAACCCGATGCCGGAAAGCGTCACCGACCGCTGCACCAAGTCCCACGAATACGTTTTCCTGCTGTCGAAGTCGGAACGCTACTTCTACGACCACGAGGCCATCAAGGAGCCGGTGGCCGAAGCCAGTATCGCCCGATTGGCGCAGCCAAACTTGGCAAACCAAGCCGGATCCGCGCGCGTTCCGGGCAAGACCAACGGCAACATGAAAGCCGTTGGAACGGCTGAAGACCGCAACAAGCGTTCGGTCTGGACCGTGCCCACCAAGCCCTACAGCGGGGCGCACTTTGCTACCTATCCCCCGGAACTGATCGAGCCATGTGTCCTGGCCGGATCTCGAGTAGGCGACATTGTGCTGGACCCATTCTTTGGATCCGGGACGACTGGCGAAGTGGCGCTGAGGCTAGGTCGGCAATACATCGGATGTGAGCTAAACCCGGAATATGAGCCGCTGCAACGTGAGCGCACCCGTCAACCTGGATTGGTGTTCGCCTGATGCTCCGACAGAAATCTCCACTCCAGCGCAAATCTCCCCTTCGCTGCCGTCCCATAGAGACGCGAGTGGAGGTCAAGCGCAAGAAGAAGTGCCAGAACCCTGAATGCGGGGAAAAGTTCGTGCCGGCGCGGATGGGGCAAAAAGCCTGTTCGGTGCCGTGTGCGCTGGTGGTGGGAAAAGTTGAGGCGGCGAAGAAAGAGCGCAAACAAACGGCGGCTAAGGCCGAATCACTGCTTCGGCGCAAAGACCTGATTCCGGTTGCGCAGCAAGTCGCCAACAAGTATGCCCGCGTGCGCGACCACGACGAGCCGTGCATTTCCTGCGGCAAGCCGGCCGGTGCCAGCGAAGCCCTCACAGGAGGCGGATGGGATGGCGGTCATTACCGCAGCGTGGGAAGCGCCCCGCATTTGCGCTTCTTTCTTCCGAACATCCGAAAGCAATGCAAGCACTGTAATGACTCGCGCCGGGGGTTGGGTGGCAACCACGTGGAGTACCGCAAGGGATTGCGGGCGAAGTTTGGTGATGCGTGGGTCGAGGCATTGGAAGCCGACCAAGCCCCGCGCAAGCACGACATTGAGTGGCTGAAGCGGTTCATCAAGATCATGCGCAAGAAGACGCGCCGTTTGGAGAAAAGGAGAGGGAAATGAAATTCCATTGGCGCTGCCACTTCTTTGGGCGGCATGACTGGAAGACCGACCCGGCGCCCATCAACGGGTATCTTTGGCGCTTCTGCCAGCGCTGCGCAGAAAGGCAGGCCGGTTCGTATGACGGCACGTATGGCGAAACCATATGGAGGCGCCTGTGACCTGTACCGCCTGCCATCTCGCTTCCACCACCGAACACAGCGGAGCCTATGACTTCAACTGTCTGGGCTGCTGTGTGCGATTGGTGGCAGATAGCCGGCCGAATCGAAAGCGGCAGGACGCCATGTTGGCGGTCATTGGGAAGTTTCCCGGCTCTCCGGCGCGGGAAGCGATTTTAGAGAAGTTGAAAGGGGAGATGTGAGATGAGCATTGAAATGTTGATTTACCTGATCGGGACGCTGGACGGCATCAGCGCGTTTCTTGGGATAGTCGGGATTGCCTTTGGCATGGGCGCCTTTCTAGCGGCCATGTTGTGGAGCGTCGATGAAAACGAGGAAGCCAAGCCTTGGATTGCGCGCTGCCTGGTTCTTGGCGCGTTGACTTTCATGGTGTTCGTGGCCGTCCCGAGCAGCAAGACCGCAACGCTGATGGCTGCGGCCAGTATCGGCAAGGACGCCATTGCCAGCGAAACCGGCCAGAAGCTGAAGAAGGTCTTGGATGCCAAGCTGGACTCCCTTGTGTCTGAAATCGAGAAAAAGGCCAAGTGATGGACACCAATCCCCGTTTTACCGAAGCCGCCATACAGGGCTACATCGCAGAACATCGCGGCACAAGGTTCCGGGCTGACAGGCTGGCCGGAACATTTGGTGCAGGTGCTTCGGCCATGCGCGAAACGCTGGAAGGGCTGGCTCGCCAAGGGAAGATCCGGCGCACTACGGGCAGCGGCAGTCACTCCGAGTTCTACCTGCCCAGCCAGGAGGAACTGGACAAGGAAGCGCGTCTGCTGCTGGCCCGGCCGTTCAAGCCGCTGTCGGCATCGAACCTGCCAAACAGGGACTACGACAGCAGGCGGGCAGGCTCTGCTGATCTGCTGCGGGTTCCGAGCAAGCACGTATAGGGAGGATCCATGACCGATGAGCAGGTGAGGATGAAGCTCCTGCAACTGATCGAGGCCGAGGGCGGAAGCTACCGCAAGGCATCCAAGCGGCTGGGCTACTCGGCCCCCTATCTCGGGATGATGGTGTCGGGCACTTGCCCGATCCCCGACCCACTGCTGCGGGCCATCGGCCTAAAACGTGTCTTCCACTACGAGGAGCTGCAATGCTAGACGCCGTTCAAATGGAAACCGAGCGCCTGGACCGGGAATTGTCAGTGCTGCTCTTGCAGGAGTGGTTCGACTGGTGCCGCAAGTACCGCCCGGCTTTGGGTGCGCCGCGGTTGGCGCCGTACTGCCGCCAGTTCCAAAGCTCGCGCCAATATGACTCGGACGCTGCCTATACCGGCTTGCACAACAAGAAGTGCGAAGCAGTGGATTGGTGCGTGGACACGTTAGCCGTGCCCATGCAGCAGGCCATTGGAGCCGAGATGCGCAATCGTCGGTCCAAGGCCAAGGTATGGCAGATGCCCAAGGGCGTTACCTTCACCGACGCGCTGGAAGCGTTGCTGCCGAAGTTGAAGGATCGAGGCCTGTTGGACTAGGTGCTAAATAAACGTTTAGCACCATTGCGAGCTTAGACCAAAATCAATACCCTTTACTCCGTGGTGGGCAAGTAGCCTCTCACGTTTGAATGGCTCGCATCGGCGGGCCTTTTGCTTTTCTGCTCTGACGATTGCGCATTCAGTGCGTAGCCGTGAGGGTTGACAGCGCCACTCCGCCCAAGTGTTCCCAAGCCTATCGGCAGGAACAGCCGCAGGGATGCGGCACCAAGGCGTGGCCCGCCGCCCAGCTTCGGGTGGATTCCCTCAACCTGTTTCATGTGTCTCCTCCCTGTTGGTCAGAGCATCGACCTTGACCCGGCCTGTGGCAACACAGCCGGGTTTTTCTTTTCCAACTTACTGCGGCCTATAAGCGCCGCGCCAAACTGAGGCATCGCTCAACAGCGGTGAGAGGTCATGGCGAAACTAACAGCGAAGCAGCAACGCTTCGTGGATGAATACCTGATCGACCTGAACGCCACCCAGGCAGCCATTCGCGCCGGGTATAGCGAGGATGCTGCGCGGTCCATTGGCAGCGAAAACCTGACAAAACCTGACATTGCTGCTGCCATTCAGGAAGCGATTGGCAAGCGTTCCGAGAAGACGCAGATTGACGCTGAATATGTGCTGTCCACCATTGTGGACACCATAGAGCGCTGCAAGCAAGCCGCCCCAGTGCGCTACAAGGACGGCAAGCCCGTCATGGTCGAGACGCCTGAAGGCGAGATTGCGGCGGCTTACACCTTTGAGGCTAACGCCGTATTGAAGGGCGCGGAACTGCTTGGCAAGCATCTGAAGATGTTCACGGAGAAGGTCGAGCAGAAGACAGAACACTCTGGCGAAATCGAGCTGGTGCCGAAGCGCCCCAAGCTGACGCGAGAGGAATGGCTTGCGTCCCTGGCCAAGTGATGTGGAAGCCTCAGGTTGGACCGCAGCAGATCGCCATTGAGGCCGACTGGTGCGATGAATTGTTCTTCGGTGGCGCTCGGGGCGGCGGCAAGTCCGACTTTCTGCTTGGCGACTATCTGGAAGACATTGATTACGGCGCTGCCTGGCGCGGGATCATCTTCCGCAAGACGTACAACGAGCTTGAGGAGTTGCAGATCCGGGCGCGGGAGATCTTCCCCGAGGCTGGCGGCGTCTACAAGTCGGCTTCCAGTGCAGAACACCCGTTTAGCAATTGCTGGTATTTCCCCAGCGGCGCAACGCTCAAGATGCGCTATCTGGAGCATGAGCGGGACGCAGATGGCTACCAGGGTCACCAGTACACATGGATTGGCTTTGACGAACTGACCAACCATGCGACGCCTTACGGCTACAACAAGCTCAAGGCGTGTTTGAGGAATTCCGCTGGCATCCACGGGCGCATCAGGTCGGGTGGCAACCCAGGCGGCAAAGGCCATATCTGGGTGAAGGCGCGCTTCATTGATGTGGCGCCGCCTTATACGCCATTCGATGACCCGGAAACGGGCCTGACGCGCATGTTCATCCCGTCTAAGGTGACGGACAACAAATACCTGCGGGACAACAAGCAATACATCAGCTTGCTGAAGTCCTCCGGTTCAGTGGAGTTGGTCAAGGCTTGGCTGGATGGTGACTGGGATGTGGTGGCCGGCGCGTTCTTCGACTGCTGGCAGCGCGATAAACACGTCATCAAGCCATTCACCATTCCGCAAGACTGGGTGCGCTTCCGGTCTTTCGACTGGGGCAGCGCCAAGCCGCACAGCGTTGGCTGGTGGGCGATAGCAGACGGCTCCACCGCGCATCCGCGGGGGGCGCTGATTCGCTACAAAGAATGGTACGGGTGCCGCGAGCCAAATGTGGGCCTGAAGCTGACCGCCGAAGAAGTGGCGGCTGGGATCGTGGCACGCGACGGTGGTGACAAGTTCGCTTACTCAGTTGCCGATCCGAGTTGCTGGAAGGTGGATGGCGGGCCTTCCATCGCTGAACGCATGTTGAAAGAGCCGAATCGTGTGTTGTGGCGCCGGGCTGACAACCAGCGGATTAACGGTTGGGACCAGATGCGCCAGCGGTTCATCGGTGAAGACGGCGTGCCGATGATCTATTGCTTTGAGACTTGCGTGGACTCGATCAGAACTGTCCCGCTGCTTCAGCACGACGAAAACCATCCCGAAGACATAGACACCGACATGGAAGACCATGCCGCCGACGATTGGCGGTATGCGTGCATGTCGCGCCCATGGATACGGACGGAACGCAGCCAGGAAACGCGCTGGCCGCAGCAGCAAACCATCAACGAACTGATCAAGGCTAACGCCCGCAGAAACCGAGACTACGAATGAACAACAACTCTCTCCAAGGATCGCTGCAAGAGGCCATTCGTTCGGCCTTGGGCTGCGCCAATACCTTTGAGGGGGATTTGCACGCCCTGTGTGATCTGTATGGCGTGGCCAATGGTCATCAGGATGCGCGGCTGATTGGCGTGGCGCAGAAGTTCGATGCCACCATTGGCACGGCGTCCGGGGCGCTGAATTACTTCCTGCTCAATCCGTCCGTCCTGCCGACCTTTGGCCTGAACTTCATGGATGGCACGGGGCGGCTCGATTCCCGCGTCACCTTCACCCGCGCCAGTAGTGGGACATACCGCGATAGCACGGGCGCCCGGCAGACCGCCGCCATCAATGTGCCGCGATTCGATTACTCGGCTGGCGGTGTGTTGTTGGGCTTGCTGATCGAGGAGCAGCGCACCAATTCTTTCCTCAACAGCGGCACGCCGGCCACGCAGAACATCACGCTGACGGCAGGCACCTATACGCTGTGGATGGAAGGGACTGGCAGCATTGCGGTGGCGGCTGGCACGGCTGTTGGCACTGGATTTGGCACCGCAAGCAATGGCTCGCCTGTCACCTTCACCGTGTCCACGGCCGGAACGGTCACTTGCACGGTTACGGGCAGTCCTTCCATCGCCCAGCTTGAGAATGGTGCGTTTGCCACCTCTTATGTGCCCGCCGCAGGTGCTGCTGCGACCCGAGCCGCAGACGTGGTTCTGGTGTCGTCTCTGGCAGGGTGGTTTAACGCGAGTGCAGGGACGGTGCTGGTTGAGGCGGACAGCAACAGCTTCGCAAACTTCCCCGCTCTTGCAACTTTGCACGACGGCACCAATGCAAACGCAATTGTGCCGAACATGCGCAGCAATGGGGGCGCGCGCCTGGGCGGGGCAGTTTCCAGCGTCGCGTGGACAAATGTCGATACAGCAAATACTGCTGGCGTGGGCTCGGTGTTCAAGGCGGCGACCGCATGGGCGGCTGGCGATCAAGCGGTATGCCTGAATAGTGGATCTGTCGGGGCGGGGGCAAATGCGTCAATCCCGGTGGTGAGCGCGATGACCCTTGGCGCTTCGCGTATTGGCACATCTTCAGTCATCAATGGCCATTTGCGTCGCTTCTCCTACTACCCGCCCCGCCTCCCAAACGCCACCTTGCAGGCATTGACGAGCTAAACCATGGCGAAAGATTTCTTCCTTCGAGCAGAAAGCGCGTCCGCCCTGTACGCCGCTTTGGGTGATGCTGGCGTGGTGGTGGAAACCGAGGGCGGTCAGACGACGGCTTCCGGCTACGCGCTGGACGTGATCGGCCCCATCAGCAAGCAAGTGGGCGGCACGGCTGAAGAACCCGTCATGCAGCAATTGGATGGCTTTCACGCCAACTTGCGCGGGGAGTTGAGCGATGCGCAGATAGCGATGCTGCCGGTGATTGCAACCCCCAACAACCCTGTCCGAGTCTGGTTCTGACCATGGAAGCAACCATCGAAACCCCGCAGGACATCGAGAAGAATCCTGCCGGCGTGGTGCGCCGTTGGCTGCTGGAACTGAAGCTGGCCGACAAGCGCGAGGCCGACTGGCGCAAGAAAGCGCAGAAGGCTTGGGACCGCTACCGCCAGAAAGACGCCAAGAAGCACAGCTTCAATATCCTGTGGTCGAACACGGAAACCCTGCGCCCGGCGATCTACAACAGCCTGCCCAGCCCGGATGTGCGGCGCCGCTACAAGGATGCCGACCCCATCGGCAAGGCTTGCTCCGAAGTGCTGGCGCGCTCGCTGGAATATGGGCTGGACACCACCGACTTCGACGCACAGATCAAGGAAACGGTGCTGGATCTGCTGCTGCCTGGCCGCGGTGTGGCGCGTGTGCGCTATGTGCCGAGCCTGCGCCAGGTGGGCGTGAGCGCTGAAACGCATGCCGAAGGTGCTGAGCAGCACGAAGCGGGCGGCGAAGCGCTGGAAGGTGACAGTGAAGAACTCGAATGGGAGCAAACGCCCATCGAGCATGTGCAGTGGGACGATTTCCGCATGGGCGCCGGCAAGGAATGGTGCGAGGTGCCGTGGATTGCCTTCCGCCACCGCATGACGCGTGAGGAACTGATTGCCAAGTTCCCCGAGTGCGGCGAAGTCATCCCCTTGGACAGCACCGACGATTCGGACGTCAAGGCCGAGCAGGACTCGACGGTGCAGGACATGTTCAAGACCGCCGAAGTGTGGGAAATCTGGAACAAGGATACGCGGGAAGTCATCTTCATCGCTTCTGGCTACAAAGAAGCACCTTGCCTTACCCTGCCTGACCCGCTGAACCTGCAAGGATTCTGGCCGACGCCGCGCCCGCTGTACGCCATTGAAGACAGCGCAAGCACGGTGCCTGTGCCGCTGTATGAGCTTTACCGCGAGCAGGCCGACGAGTTGGACCGCCTGACTTACCGCATCAACAAGCTGGTGGACGGCCTGAAGATGCGCGGCATCTACGACTCAACCATCACCGAGTTGTCCGAAGTGATGAAGGGCCAGGACAACGACCTGATCGCCGCCACCAACGTGACCGCCTTGATCGAGCGCAGCGGGCTGGAAAAGGCCATCTGGTTTATGCCCATTGAGCAGGCCGCCAAAGTGCTGCAAGTGCTGTATCAGCAGCGCGAAGCGGCGAAGCAGGTGATTTACGAGATCACCGGCATTTCCGACATTCTGCGGGGAGCGACCAACGCCAGCGAGACGGCGACAGCCCAGCAGATCAAGGCCAATTGGGGCAGTTCGCGCCTGAAGCGATTGCAAGCAGAAGTGAGCCGCTACATCCGCGACTTGCTGCGCATTCAGGGTGAAATCATAGGTGAGCGATTCCAGCCGGAGACGCTGGCCACGATGACCGGGCTGCAGTTCATGACTGCCGAGCAGAAGCAGCAGGCAATGATGCAAGCCCAAGGCCAGCCGGCGCCGCAACTTCCGCCATCCTGGGATGAAATCATCGCCGTGCTGCGCGACGACAAGCAGAGAACGTTCAAGGTGGACGTGGAGACGGATTCCACGGTGGCCGCCTCGGTCGAATCCGACATGCAGGGCTTGAAGGATGTATTGGGCGCCATTGCGCAGACCATGCAGGCCTTCGGCCCCGCCGTGCAGCAGGGCGCTTTGCCGGTGGAAGCGGTCAAGGAGATTCTGTTGACCATCACTCGCCGCGCCAAGATGGGCAATGCGGTGGAGGATGCGCTGGACAAGATCCAGCAGCCCAAGCCGCAGCAAGGCGAACAGCAGCAGCCGGATCACAGTATCGAGGTCGAACAGGTCAAGCAGCAAGCCG